TGTTTGAGGAAATTGAAGAACAACTTGATGAGAAAAGAAATCCTAATATCATCAAAATGGGACGAATTACTAAAATTCGCCGCAGAATTAGAAGAAATGCCAAAGGGCGTATTGTAGTTCAAAAAAACAAACGCCGTTCGGGAATTAAAGGTTATAGAATTTCAGGTAATACTGTAAAGAGAATACCTGCAACAGTAAGATTAAAGAAGGCCCGTTTATTAAAACGGTCATGGAAAACAACAAGAAGAGCTAAATTACGCCGAACATTATTGAAAAGAAAGATGTCAATGCGTAGGCGTGCATCAATGGGACTAAGATAAAATGCCATATGAAATTATAAACACACTTAGAGCAAGGTCAGTTATTCGTATAACAGGTAATACTGCTACTCGTATCAACCTCTCTCAGTTATCTACAAATACAACTACTGAAACAGTTTCGGCTGCATCTATTACATATGTAAATACATCAACCGATGGTAAGTGGTCAATCTATCGTGGTAATGATGCGACTGGTGTTTTAGTGTTAGAATATTTTGGCGAAAATGATTTGCCTCTAACACAACACGACCTTTCTATTGCAAATAGTTCCACTTCAAACATTTATGTAACAAACTCTGGAACCGGCGGCACTCTAATATTACAAGTTTCAAAAAGTGCATCTTATAATCCAGTATTAACAGGTATCTAAAATGAAACTTATCACAGAAACCATTGATAATGTAAAGTACCTTACTGAAGCATCCGAAAACGGTAAGAAAAAACTTTTTATTGAGGGAACATTTTTAGTTGGCGAAGCAGTCAATAAAAATAATCGCATGTATAAAATGGACACACTTCGCAATGAAGTTGCCCGTTATACAGAAGAATTCATCAATACCAATCGTGCATTGGGAGAATTAGGTCATCCTGATACACCATCTATTAACCTTGAGAGAGTTTCACATAAAATCGTGTCTCTAAAAGAAGATGGTAATTCATTTTATGGCAAAGCGCTTATCTTAGAAACACCATATGGTCAAATCGTTAAAAACTTTATCGACAATGACATTCAAGTTGGAGTATCTTCAAGAGCTTTAGGTTCTTTAGTTCAAACTAAAGAAGGTTATAATTTGGTTCAAGATGATTTACGCCTTGCAACTGCGGCAGATATCGTTGCCGACCCATCCGCTCCAGGTGCTTTTGTTAATGGTATTATGGAAAACAAAGAATGGATGATGGTTGACGGTAAGTTTGTAGAAGCAGACCACAACCGTTTTAAGAAAACAATCCAAAGAGCTTCCAAAGCGCAATTAGAGGAAACCGCTCTTAAACTGTTTGAAAATTACCTCAGAAAACTTTAATTTTATAAATAAGAAATCATAAGGAGATTCCTAATGGCAACAAATAAACTCATGGAAGCCGCAGCAGACATTCTTGCAGGAAGCAAGAAATCAGCTCCAGCTATGCCACCAGAAAAATTACAAGGTGCTGATGCAGTAGACCTAGGCGGTCCTACTCCTCAAAATAGCAAGCCAGATGACGATTCTAATAAAATCGATGCAACTAAGGCTGCTAAGAGTGCAACTGCTCCAACAACAAAACCTTCTGCAGCATCTGGTGACAAACAAGACACCATGAAAAAGATGGCTGAAGAAGAACAGAAAGACGAAGAAGTTATTTCTGAAGAAGAAACTTTAGAAGAAACTTCTCACATGAAAAAAGAAGAAATGAAAAAGAAAATGAAAGAGGATATCGATGCATTATTCTCTGATGATTCTACCATTTCAGAAGAATTCAAATCTAAAGCTGCTACAATTTTTGAAGCTCGTGTATTAGACCGAGTAACACAAATTGAAGAAGAAATTGAGACCAAATATGCCTCAATGCTCGAAGAAGCAGTTACAGAAATCAAATCTGACTTAACTACTAAAGTAGATGACTACCTCAACTATGTTGTTGAGCAGTGGTTGGCAGATAACGAAATTGCTATCGAATCCGGTCTCCGTGCCGAATTGACAGAAGAATTCATTGCAGGTCTCCGCAATCTATTTGCAGAACACTACATCGATGTACCAACTGAAAAAGTTGACCTAGTTGACGAACTTGCTACCAAAGTTGAAGAACTTGAAGGCAAACTCAACGAAGAAATCGAGCGTGGTGTTAGTTTCGCAAAAGCGCTTGTAGAGTCACACAAGAATGAAATTACCCGTGAAGTTTGTGAAGGTCTTACAACTACTCAAATCGAAAAAATCAAATCACTCGCAGAGAGTGTAGAATTCTCCACAGAGGACGAATACAAAAATAAGATTGAGACAATTCGTGAGAATTACTTCCCATCTGGCGTTAAAAAGGCAGATGAAACACAACTACACGAAAAGGTAGAAGATACTGATGCCAAGAAGGTTGATATTAACGACCCTCTAGTTGCAATGGTATCACAAGCAATTTCTAAAACTAAGATTTAATAAAGTAAAACCCTAAAGGAGAAACTTAAATGTATTTGTCCGAACAACTACAAAAAAAATGGGAAGGCGTTCTCGACCACGCAGAATTAGCCCCTATTAAGGACCCATATCGTAAGGCTGTTACTGCCGTTATTCTTGAGAACCAAGCTCAAGAAATGACAAAGGCTGCATCAGTTCTTAACGAAGTAGGCCCAACAAACTCAATGACCAACACAGTCGCCTCTGGCGGTTTTGGTGGTTCTGCATCATCACCTGTTGCAGGTTTTGACCCAATTCTAATCTCTCTAGTTCGCCGTTCATTGCCTAACCTTATCGCTTATGATATCGCAGGCGTTCAACCAATGACTGGTCCAACTGGTTTGATTTTTGCAATGCGTTCACGCTATGCAACACAAGGCGGTACAGAAGCTTTCTATGACGAAGCAAACGCAGGCTTCTCAGGTGCTGCTTCTCAAGCTGCTCTTTCATTGCAATCTAACACTGCTACTTCAGGCAATGTGTTTGCTAACACCGTATTCAGCAACTTACCTGCTACAATGACAACAGGTGCTTCTGAAGCATTAGGTGATGGTTCTAACACCTTCCAAGAAATGGCATTCTCTATTGAGAAAGTTACTGTAACTGCTCGTAGCCGTGCATTGAAAGCAGAATACTCAATGGAATTAGCACAAGACTTGAAAGCAGTTCATGGTCTTGACGCTGAAACAGAATTAGCAAACATTCTCTCATCAGAGATTCTTGCTGAAATTAACCGTGAAGTTATTCGCACAATCTACTCAACTGCAAAAGTTGGTGCTCAAGTAGGTACAACTACTGCTGGTACATTTGACTTAGATACCGATTCTAACGGTCGTTGGATGGTTGAAAAAGTTAAAGGTTTGGCATTCCAAATCGAGCGTGAAGCTAACACCATCGCTAAGTTAACCCGCCGTGGTAAAGGTAACATTATGATTTGCTCAAGCGATGTTGCTTCTGCACTCGCTATGGCAGGTATCCTTGATTACAACTCTGCATTGGCATCAAATGTTTCATTGACAGTTGATGACACAGGCAATACCTTCGCAGGTACATTGTTTGGTCGTATCAAAGTTTACATCGACCCATATTTCCCAACATCAAGCACTTCTGAGTTTGCTGTTATCGGTTACAAGGGTTCAAACGCATATGACGCTGGTCTATTCTACTGCCCATATGTTCCTCTACAAATGGTTCGTGCCGTTGATACTGGTACCTTCCAACCTAAGATTGGTTTCAAGACCCGTTACGGTTTGGTCGCTAACCCATTTGCACAAGGTACCTCAGTTGGTTCTGGCGCAATCAATGTAAACTCCAATGTTTACTACCGTGCGTTCAAGATTTCTAACTTGATGTAATCTCTAAAGTCTCGTTAATAACAATAACAACAAGAGACTATATTCAAAGACCCACCTTAAAAAGTGGGTCTTTTTTTTCGCATAAATAATAGCATGACAGCACTCGACAGAAATCCTACAAATCAAAACTTTTTACAACCCAATAAGTTTACTTTAAACTTTAGTAGGTTGCCAAACACGCAATTCTTTTGCCAGTCTTTATCTGTGCCAGGCATCTCTTTGTCTGAAATTCCACAAAATACTCCATTTGTTGACTTGTATATTCCTGGTGAAAAAGCCATTTATGATTTACTGAATGTGACTTTCTTTATTGATGAAGAACTTACTGCATGGAGAGAAATACACGATTGGATTCGTGCAATGACTTTCCCTACTGATTTTGCCGAGTATAGAAATTTAGGTAATTTAAATAGGGCGTCAGGCGCAAAGGCATCTTTAAAACCTCAATACTCTGATGCCTCGATTACCATTTTATCATCTTCAAACAAACCGTATTTTAGGTTTAAATTCTACGATGTGTTCCCCACAACAGTATCTACATTCGTTATGGCAGCTTCTGATAGTCCCGATAGTCAATTAACGGCAGACGGAACATTCAGGTACAGTTACTACGATATTGAAAAATTATTCTAAAAACGCTTGACAATCACCGTCAATTAGTGTAATCTCCTCTGAAGGAGGCTTTTATTATGAGCAAGTTAGACGAACTATTGGAAGAATGGCGTAAAGACGCCGACATTGACCGAACCGAACCTGGTAAGGCACTTCTTGACATTCCCAAATTACACAGTAAGTATTTGAACATACTTAGCCGCCATCGTTTGCTTTCCAAAGAAGCGGAGTTTAAGTATAACAAAATGAAGAAACTTAAATGGGAATTTTATACTGGTAAACTAGATGATGATGAATTGAAGAAATACGGGTGGACACCTTTTCCTTTTGTATTGAAATCCGATATCTCTACATATATGGAGAGTGATGAAGATTTAAACAAATATACTGCACAAAAAATTATGCATGATGAAATTGTCGAAGTCTGCACCTCTATTTTAAAAGAATTGAACAGTCGCACATTTCAATTGCGTGACTTCATTGCATGGGAAAGATTTATTCAAGGTGTCTGATATTATTTTACATAAACTCAATGAAGCGTTTATAAAATTTGAGTGTGACAAAGGTACTGCACAAGAACTGAGTGACTACTTTACCTTTTATGTGCCTGGTTATCAATTCACACCGGCATACAAATCAAGAATGTGGGATGGTAAGATTAGACTGGCAGATTTGCGGTCGTTCACTATTTACCATGGACTTGTTCCTTACATTCAGAAATTTTGTGATGAGAGAGAATACACATTAGAAATTGATTCTGATGTTTCAATCACAGAGAACTACTCATTAGTTGAAGCAAAGGCATTTATTGATACTCTTGATATACCTCTTGAAGTCAGAGACTATCAATTAATGTCTTATGTTCATGCGATACGCAACAAGCGTATTTTATTGCTTTCTCCAACTGCGAGTGGCAAAAGTTTAATTCTGTACCTTATTGTTCGACACCTACAACAAGAACATAAGAGAGGTCTACTCATTGTACCAACTACATCATTAGTTGAACAAATGTATTCCGATTTCGAATCATATGGTTATGATTCAGAAGAATATTGCCATAGACAGTATTCAGGAAAAGAAAAACATACAAATAAATTCCTGACAATCACTACATGGCAATCAATCTACAAAAACGATAAAGAGTATTTTGAACAATTCGATTTTGTTCTTGGTGATGAGGCACATCAATTTAAAGCCAAATCACTTACAACTATTTTATCAGGTTGCACTCAAGCTAAATATAGAATAGGAACAACTGGTACATTAGATGGTACACAAACGCATCGACTTGTATTGGAAGGGTTGTTTGGACCAGTTTATAAAGCAGTAACTACATCCGAACTGATTGAAAAAGGACAGTTAGCAGATTTTAAAATTAAGTGCCTTATTTTAAAATATTCCGAAAACATTTGCAAACAAGCAAAAGATTGGGACTACAATACAGAACTTGATTACATTGTTCAAAATAAAGCCAGAAATGATTTCATTCGCAACTTGACTTTATCTTTAGATGGCAACACTTTAATTTTATTTCAATTCGTGGAGAAACATGGTAAAGATTTATATGCTAACATCAAAAGTCTATCGGGCAATAGGCATGTGTTCTTTGTATTTGGCGGTACTGATGTTGAGGTGCGAGAATCAGTTCGTTCAATTACTGAGAAAGAAAGAGATGCAATTATTGTTGCTAGTTACGGCACTTTTAGCACTGGTGTCAATATCCGTAATCTTCATAACATTATCTTCGCCTCTCCTTCAAAGTCCAGAGTTCGTAATCTACAATCGATAGGTCGTGGTTTAAGAATAGGTGAGAATAAAACTGAAGCAACATTATTTGATATTGTTGATGATTTTCGTATAGGCAAATTTGCCAATTACACATTGAAACATTTCATCGAGCGTGTTAAAATATATGATGATGAAAAATTCAATTACAAATTTTACAATATAGAAATTAAAGATGGAAACAACAACTAACAATACTATTAAGATAGTCAGGTTGCAAAGTGGTGAAGATATTATGGCAGATATTATTCAAGATGAAGAAAATGACACCATCTTTTTAGATAACCCAATGCACATCATCTTTAAAAGAATACCTACAGGACAAACTGTAATGATGATGGCGCCATGGTTGCCAATTGAATTGATTAAAGAAAATAGTGCGATTGTTTATTCTTCAGATATTTTAACTATCATTGAACCTAAAGATGATTTAGTTAGGTATTATGGCAATGTTGTTAATGAGGCGCAATTAAGAATGGAAGAACAACGAAACTTTAATGAATTAGATGATGAAGAAGATGAACTTGAGGAAGAAGAAATTGATGCAGAAGAACTTTACGAATTACTTAGAGAGAAGAAGAAACACAATATACATTAATTATCAAACGGAACACCATGATGATACATGTTGTCAAGCCGTTTGTCAACAGAAAAACAGGTAAATATTATGAGCAAAGCTACTAAACATTATGTGAACAATGCCGATTTTTTGCAGGCGCTAATTGAATATCGTGACAAATGTTCGA